ATCTAAAACATATACAATAGTTTTATTAGGATATTTCTTTTGATTAAAAGTAATTATGTTCTCTATAAATGGGATTGTTGTTCCATGACTAGCATCTTTAATAATTAGCTTATCTTGCTTTGCTAGGTCTAATATCTTATCATATCCTTTTTTCCTTCTCTCAAATACATCTTGTATATCATTATGTTGTTTCCAATACAAAGGACTTTCAACCATATTAGAAGCCAATTTACTAGAACCTTCTGCTATAGCAACTAATCGTGGCAATAATTGTTCTTTAGTGTCATCAATAGTATGATATATAATTAATACATCTTCATTATTAGAAGCTAATTCATATGCTAGATTTAATACTAAACTTGTCTTTGCACTATTTCTTGTGCCACCTATGCCAAACAAAGTTCCATTCCAATTTCCTCTTAATGCTTCTTCTAACCCTTTAAACTTATAACCTAATTTATAACCAATCCCTTCTGCAGGTTTTAGTTCTTGCCTATCTCTTTCACTATTTAATAACTCAATAAAATCATTCCCACTTAAAGTATCTTTGTCAAACTTAGTAGTAATTTCATATAATTCATTTTGTGCTTGATATATAAACGAATCTATATCTGAAGGCATAGTTTTAATATTATAAATTAATTTATCTATAACGACTTGTTTGTCTTGAGATTTCTGTATTGCTTTTTCATTTAACAATACATCTAATTCTTCTTTTATAACTCTTATTTCTATTCCTGTTCTTACAGATAAGATTCTGCATTGACCTTCTCTAATAATAGGAGAGCTTTCATTAACTATTAACTGAACCATTGATTTACATATATCTATTGGATTAGTGTCTTCTGAATATTCATGCAATCTCCATTCAAATATATCTAAATGATGTAGTTCTTTAAATTTATCTATTCCTTTCTCTCTAATAAACTCATCAGGATCTTTATTATCAGGTAACATAATCACGCGACATTTAATATCTTTTTGTCCTGACAATACTGTATCTACAGTTTTCTTTAATTTATCCTGTCCTGCTTTATCTCCATCTAAAACTAATACAATATCTTTAGCTTTTAAATGTTTTAAATATAATACATGTTCTTGATTTAATGAACAGCCACCAATAGCAACACAATTCTTTAATCCATGTTTACAAGCAGTAATTACATCTGCTTGTCCTTCAAAAATATATATAGGGGTTGCATTAGACTTAATAGCGATGTCTATGTTGTATAATCTATGCCCTTTCTGAAATATATCTACTTTCATTCCAGAAGATCTACTTGTATAATATTTAGGAATTTTAGATTCTGAATTAAATATTAAATTACGCGCAGTAAACCCTATTGGCCTACCATATTCATCTTTCCATGTATAAATTAAATTGTTCTCGTTGAATAAATCTTTAGATGTTAAACATACTTCTGTTAAAAACTTTATTGGATATCCTAAAGATATTAATTGTTCTATAAATGAATTATAATCTTTAACAACTCCAATAGAATATCCTTTAAGAAAATCTGGTATCCAATTTCTTTTCTCTAACTCATTTAAATATAATTGATTGTCACTTTCTGTTTGTAATAATTCCGCCGCAGTTCTATATACACGAAATGTATCTAATTCATACATTTGCTCTTCGGTTAATTCTTTTATATCAACTTGTACTTTATATTTATTGCATATATATTTAAAAACTTCATTAAGCCATCCAAAGCCTAAAGTTGGTTTATTTTCTAATATACAACAAACTCCTAATATGTTATAAAAACTACCACAAGAATAACATACACAATTTTTCTTATTTTTAGATAATCCCATTGAAGGATTTTTATCTTCATGATTAGGATTTAAACATCTAAAGTTTTTTGAAGTATCAATTCCATGTTCAAATAAATATTCAATTAAATGAGTTTTAATTTCATCAATAGCATCTTCGAAGTTTTTAATATACATTAGGTTCCTTGAATTAACTCTAAGATTTGATTAATACTTATAGGTTTAAAATCCCGAACATCCACTCCTACATTTATATGTTTTCCTTTAGTTTTCCATAATTCATGAACATGCCCTGAAAGAATATAATCATAATTATTTAATGCATTAAAATCGGGCAGAATCCCTTTCTTGTATAACCTGTCTTTCTCAATAGGCATATGTGTAAGATAAAATTTAATATTATTTATCTCTAATGAATAATTTAAATGTACTTCTTTAAATAAAGAATCATATCTATTTTTGTCATGATTTCCTTTAATTAAAACAATATGACCATTTAAACGTTCAACATACTTATCTGCCATAAAAGAAAAGTCGCCTAAACAATACACTGTATCTTCAGAACAAACTAATTCATTCCAATTATCAATTAAAAACTTATCCATAAAATGAACATCTGGAAATGGCCGATTACAATATTTAATAATATTTGCATGGCCTAGGTGTAGATCGCTAGTAAACCAGATCATCGTTAATTCCTGCATAATCTAATAAATCTTCAAAAGAAATATCAATCTCTTTAGTTATTTTTTTATATAATTTAATTAATTGTTTTACTAAACTTGCAAAATCATTAATCCCTAATTCTAATTCATAACTTTCAATTATTTTTTTGTCTTTAGAGTTATATAAAACAAACGCATTGTAACTTATTTCATAATATCCATAAGCTGTATATTTTATTTCATCTTTTAAAGGGATACAAGTAAATAAATTATTGGTCAGTCATATAGGAATTATGTTTTGATATACTTTAAAATATTCAAACCATAATTCTTCTTCTTTTAGATTTTGCTTAATATAAGTTTTACCATTCCTTTTAAAGGTAGGCAATTTTTTAATACTAACAAGACAATCATCCATGTCATTTATAAATATTTTTGAATTATCTCCAATATAATATTTAATATCAGTTTTTTCATCTATAAATTTTGTTATTGATGTTCGGGGTCTACCTTGCTGTAATTTTACTCTAGTTTGCATTGGTTTGGAAACGCGCAATATCTACATTTCCAGTCACCTATCGGATATTTAGTAGGTGACTTCTTGTAATCAATATAAGCAGTTTTTCCTATATCTCCAATAGTATTAAGTTGTTCTATCTTCTGAGGTGAATAACAGAATTCATAATCTCTTGGCGGCAATGTTTTATTCTGTAAATGTTCCCACAATATATTATATCTTTCATATATATCTTCCATGGTGAATCTATAATCAATAACTCCATCAATAACCGGACGGGTAGCCTTTCCATCTTTTGTTAATTCAATATTAAATTCATTTCTGTTACCACTATCACGAGCATAATATATCATCTTTCCTTTGCTAAACAAATTATATTTCATTCCCATATCTACATATATTAAAGTTTGTAGTAACTGAGATACTTTAGGAGATCCTTTAACTCTAGTGTTGCCACATATATCTTTTGTAGCATTATAACCGAAAAAACTCTTCACTTCAAGAACAATTAATTCATTAGTTTCAGGGTCCTTAACTACTACATCTATTTCGCCACTAAGATGTTTTTCTACATCTTGAAACTTCATATTATTAGCAACTAAGATGCCCATCTGTTTATACTGTTCTACTAATATCTGTTCAACTGCTTTACCTAAAGCAAATATCCATTCTTGATAAGGAGTTGATTTAGCTCCAACGCCACTAAGATAATTTTTATAATATATTTCTCTATGACATCCGCCTTCAGTTCTTTGTATTCCATGTTGGTCTATAAATTTTATAGACGCTTCAGATGGATACATATATTGACCTCTAGGAAATCTAAGACCTGAACGTGTCATATGCTCATCAGTTAATTGAATTAAATTCATAAATCACCCTTGAATAGAAGATTGTAATAATGTTACTTGTGTTTCAAGAGCAGTCATTCTTGTTTTAAGAGCTTCAATTTCTTCTTGTCTAATTAACATTAATTGTTGTAATTGTTTTTTGCTTATCAAGTTATTGACTGCAGTTTGTAATTGATTTAATACTTCTTCAATTAAAAGTATTCTATTATTTTCAGCATTATTAAAACTCATTATTCTTTACCGCCCTCTTTTTTATTAATAATTAATTCTGTTAAAGGAAATTTGTTATTTACCCATTTTGAAGTAATATTTCCCCCAAAATATAAAGATAAAATACCTAATACTCCACTAATAAATATAGATAATAAAGATTGTATAATTGTATATTTAATACTTAATAAACTAAATGCACTAATTAATAATAAACTAAATAAAGTAAGTAAAAATTTACGAGATAACAACTTCATTTTCCTCCAATTTTATTGTTTAAGAATATCCATATTTTATTATCTACTGTATGTAATCTATATTTTATGCAGAAATGTTCTTTTCTATAGTATTCTAAAACTTTTTTCCAATAATATTTATTTTTTCCTAATAAAACCCTGGAATTCATTCCAGAGATAAAATTTCTGTGTTACAAACTAACTTATTGACTCTGGGAACACAGAGCCTAGCGCAAGCCTAGAAGCCCTTGATTTTAACCTAGGGAATGTTCACTTAACACTGTCTTTTTCATCTTTTGGCGGGGAATGTTCATAATTTCTTGGACACTTACATACATAAGATAATTTATTTTTTTTATTATTTACTTTATGATTTTCTATATTATTTACTTTGTCTAAAAGAATGTCATGTTTAGCTTCTAATTTATTTAGATCATCAGATAAATTATTTATTGCATTTGTTAGTTGATTAGTACAAGAAGTAAAAGACTTTTCTAAGCGTTCACTATATTTATCAAAATTATTTGATAAAGTTTCTATATATTTTGTTAATGTAGGAATTAACCACTTAATTATTGCTATAACTAAGCCTAATAAAGTTATGCCAATTCCTAATAAGGAACTTATGGTTTCAATTATTTTAACTCACCTCCATATTGCCTCCCCTTATTAGAATTCAGTTTAACATATTTTCATTTTAAAAATGTTTTTCTGCAAATTCTACTGCATTTCTAAATATTTGCACACCATCTCCAGTTACTCCACATAACTGTCTTTTCCTAGTAAATATTTACTAGTTATAGGCATATCATCTTTTATTAAATCTTTCATTTGAGCTGCTATGCTTCTTATATCCCATTGAGCATGACTATCTAATCTTAATAAACAGAAATTAAATATTTCTCTTAAGTTCATTTTTAGAATAACCATTCTATTATGTGATTGAGTTAAACAATACTCAGCAAGATTTACATTATTAAGAACACATAATTTTCTGTATACTCTATTAGTTTCTTTTATAACACTTTTAAATAATTCTTCTTCGCCTATATCAATAATAGATTGAGGAATAGTATTTGGTATATCTATATTATAAGGCTTTGTAATAAGAGTAGCCATTCTATGTCTTTTGAGTTGTCCAAATGCTGCTGCAGATATTGGAAATTCAAACATAAAATCTAATAATTCAAAACATCTTGGAACTGTTTCACGAGAAGTTATTTGTTCTAATACTTCTGTTAATAATGTTTCTGCTTTTTCTTTATGTGAATTTCTCATAATTATATCTATTTGTTCCAATCCTAAATTATAATATTTACTTAATAAAAACCCGCAGATTTTAATATCATTATTGTTTGAATCAAGTATCTTCATCTCATATTCATTAGGAATATTAGAATCCAATAATTTAAGTTGTGGACTTATATAATACTTATTAACTAAACTAGATATTTTATCTTCTACTGTATTAGGTTCAACATATTTGATTAACGATGGAGTTATTGAACTGCATTGATTATAAATAGAAGTTGATAATTCTTTAACTTCTAATAAATTTACAGATGATAACCTTCTAATTAATTGTTCTGCTTTACGAGCATTTATAGTTAAACCTAATTGTCCTTGAACAGACAAAGAAGTAATATAACGCGCGTCTTCTTTTGCTTTATATTCATCTCCATGATGTTCAATTAATTTATTATAAAGATATTCATAAGTTTCATTTTGTTTATTCATTAAATTTATAAACTGTTCTTTATAATGAGGTTTATTCATTAACTCTTCAGGAATAATATAATCTTTTATTTTAGTATATCGCTGTGACTTTTCTGTAACACTAATGAGCCTACTGCTTTCTAGATACTCAATGGCAAGCCTGCTAAGGCCCTCTACGTCGATATTAAAGACTACATGTTCTGCAACTGAAGAATGACCCATCCCAAAAACTATCTTATGATTACTTTTTCTGGACAATTCAATATCTTTATTTAATGGTTTATTAACTGAAAATCTATTATTATTTCTTAATTCAGATACATTTAAATCACTTCTGCTAATACGAGCATATGATGCGCTTATAGTTTCAGGAGTAAGATTATCTATTATAGTATTCATTTGCTCTTTAGTAAGATTATATTCTTTTCCAATAAATTCTAATATTTCTACTAAACTATCTCTATCTATATTGTGTCCTGCAATTTTAACTAACATCTTTCACTCCCATTGTTTTAACTTCTTGCTATTTTTCCAACCTTTTGTTCGTTTTGAACGAGGTTTATCGTCCCAAACATCAGGTAAATTTTTATAATTTCTTTTCGCGCGTATATATTTTTGATCACAATTCAAAGACATACTTTTTTCTTGAGTTGTTCTCATATGCTTATAAAATCTATAGTACCGATAACGACGCGAATATACATAAACAGGATCGTATCTAAATATTTTATTATGTGATTTCTCCCAATGAATTTTTCCACAATTAGTTAATTTAAGTATTCTTTCTCTTAATATACCTTTATATTTAATTAAATCTTTTTCTATATCAGCAGGTTCTATAATACAAAAATCATAGTCATAAACTATTGCTTGAATATAAATGTTCACATCAACTTCTAGAATATATTTATATGATATTGTATCCTCAAATGTTTTGCCAATATAAAAATCAGAATTATATCTTTGTTTTAATATATATTGCAATAAATAAAAATAACTATTAAATTTAATCCATGTATTATCATGTTTAAATAAATGATATTGTGGTTTCCTTACTAAAAACATAAGAATCCTTTCGCTAATGAGTATTAATCTCTTTCATTAAAGTTTCTAAAGTTAAATTTGATATCACCCAGTTTGGCTTAGGAATAGACTCTACAATCACACAATCTTCATATGGATTATAATTTTTTACTTCTGAAATTAGAAGTAAATGTAATTTTAAATGAGAAAGTAATCTCCACGTTTTTCCAATAGAATGAAATTTTGGGAGCACCCCACCTTTAGAATATAAATTAGTTTTTAAATTTAATATTTTATACATAACGAGTTAATCCTTTTCAGTTATAATTAATTTATGGGAATACATAAAGTTTGGTCTATAAGCGATACATTTTATTTATTAACTTTCTATAAAGAAAGAAGTATATCTCAATTAGCCTTTGATATAGGCTGTAGTGATTCAACAATAACTAATAACTTAAAAGAATTAAATCTATCTAAAACTAATGATACTGAAAATATAAACCCAAGAGAAATAGTTAAACCAATAATAGAAAAAATTATGAAACCTAAAAAAGAATTAAAAGCTAAACAAAAACAATATAAAAAAGCTAAAAGAGCAAGAACTGCATATACTGCCAAGACAGGCATTAGAGATGATATTAATTTCTTTGTACGTTCTACTTGGGAAGCAAATTTTATTAGGTTCCTTAAACATAAAAATATAGAATTTCAATATGAACCTAAGATGTTTACTTTTGATAATATTAGATATGGCACAGTATCTTATATTCCTGATTTCTACTTGCCTAAAGAAGACATATGGATAGAAATAAAAGGGTGGTTACAACCTAAAAGTAAATGTAAAATGCGTAGATTTAAGAAATATTTTCCAGATGATTTTAAAAAACTTAAATTTATATGTCTCAAAGAAGATAACTTGGTTGATAAATTCTTTAAAGAAATAGGTTGCGAGCCATATTGTTATTACAATGAATTAGTATCTCAATATGGCAAAGTAATTGAAAATTGGGAAAACTGAAAAAAACCTTCACAACTAGGTTAGCAAACTATATTATATGCAATAAACGATCAAAGTCAATTAAATATTATATAGATATATTTGATATACGTCTATTTAATAATTTAATGCATAATAAATTATTTGATAAAAACCCATTAAACAATTTATTTATTAAAGAATATAATAGAAATTTATTAAATAAATATTTATACTTATATTCTAAAGAAGATATAACAAATGAGATGCATGTTGCATATTTAAAATTTTATAGAAAAATCAAAGACAAATCATATCTTAAATATTATCTAACAACATATACCGCTAATCTAATATACTCAATTCTACTAAAAGAATTTAAGAATAACAATTTAGAAGATCGTTGTTTTTATGATAGGCAAGAAGAACAATTAAACTCAGAAGATTTAGTTGATTTTATATCTTTAGAAAGCCCGAGGTTTTTATTTGATAATACCAAATTAAAGTATTTAAATAATTATGACAGACTATTCCTTAATGAATTATATAAATACAAAAGCACAGGGATATATGACGATTATCTTCCTAGATTAAATACAAACGAGTTTATAGAACGTATATCTAATTTATTATATATTTATGATATAAGTTCTTTAAAGAATAAATTTAATCATTTTAAAATTAAATTAATGAAACAATTCTCAGAGCCATAAAGGAGTTTTTAATGTCAATTAATCAAAACGAATTAGTTAAACAATTTATATATGATAATAAATTATATAGTAAAGAAATAAATGAACAAGTTAGCCTTCCAGGCATAAAGTATTTATTTAAAAAAAGTCCAACTAAATTAGTTGATGAAGTTAAATATACAAATATCTATCTAACTAATCAATTAAAAGTTATTTCTCATAGTCAAATCTCTTCTATAATCCTAGATTGTATTTGTAAATATAAAAATATATATGGATTTGTTTGGGATAAAACTAAAGAATATATTAAAGTATTTACAGTTAAAGATAAATTTAAGTTTGAACAGAAATTGCCAGTTAATGAAACTGAATCAAATAATATTTTAAGTGCATTGAATAATATACTTAAAACAAGACCCAACATTTATAAAATTTATTGGGTGTTAGGAGAGGATTATATACAAGTAAGCTACAACAATTAAATTATTTAGAGGAAATTAATTCCCATCGAAATTCTTTGTAAAAATCTTTTACTAAAGGACCAAAATATTCTCCACTAGATTCATCTTTATAATACATTCCGCTAACTAAATTTGTATTTTTATTAACATTTGCAACTACTTTTACAATTGTCATTGGTTTCTCATTAATTGGAGAATAAACATATAGTTTTTCTCTGCTTCTATTTCTTGGATTATTTTTTGTTTCGCCTTTTGCCATTTATTTCTCCTTTAATTTTAATATATGTTTAGCTTTAACTTTTAACAAAGCAGAACTATGCCCATTCACAGCAGGCCAATCATCTTTAGTGCGATCTGTCGATATATAAATTACAGTTGGATAAACCATAACTCCGTTCACAAGAACTCCTTCATTTAATATATCGCCAATTCTAGTTAATTCTGTTAATTCTCCTCTTATAATAACACCATCAGCTAACAACTCTCCAATTGCAGGCAAATCTAATACTTTGCCTTCTCTAAGGTTATCTTCAGTTAATAGGCTATCAGCTTTAGGCAACTCGGCCATTCACTTCTCCTCTAGTCAAAATCTAGTTCAGCTAATTCAATATTAGTTATATCGAAATCTGGGTTATAATGTGAATTTAATTTACCTGTTTGTATAAATCTTTTAATAAATAATTCTGCTTCTACATCATCTTCACTTTCTATATAAAAATCTACAGTTACTTTATACTTACAACTTTCTTCTAACATAATTAAATATGCACTTCCTCTTTAAAACTTGCCAGTACTACCAAACCCACCTCTTTCCTTATTGTTTTGAATATCTTCAAAATATATTTCTTCTATATCACATTGTATAGTTTTTCTTAATTCTAACTGTGCAATACGTTCATGAAAATCTATTTTATACATATTTGTTGGATGACTATTATATAAGCTTATTTTAATCTCATCATCAATACCAATATAATCTTCATCAATTTGTCCTACTGAATTAGAAAGTATTAAACCAGCTCTACCTTTCATTAATGAACTTCTTGGATATAATTGTAAATGATAACCTTCTGGAGGAACAATAACTAATCCTGTTCTTAACAAAACAATTTCAAGTGGTTTTGTATAATATTCTTCTAAAGTAAATAAATCACAACAAGCAGATTTACTTGTTTTAAATACTGGCAATAAAGCATCTATATGTTTTTTGTAGACTGTTAACTTCATTAGACTCCTTCGAATATATTAGCAAATAATGCAGCCGTTGGACTTCTTTCACATTTTTGAAAATTAATATGTGCAGTTAATGGACTATTTAAAAACTTATCATTATTAATTAATTTATATAATCCAGTATCTTTTATACTTATGTTTTCATCTCTCTGATTTAGATCACCCATTAAAACTAATTTACTTTTTTCACCTATACGAGTTCCAATAGTTAATATTTCATTAGGATATAATATTTGTACTTCATCTGCTAAAATAAATGATTTATAAAAAGACGCGCCTCTTAATAGTTGAATAGGCACAATACTTAATTTCATATCATTTATTAAATCTTCAAGTTTAATTGTGCTGCCTAATATCCTTTCAATATTACATTGATAATTAATTAGATAAGGCATTATCTTTTCTTTCTCGTCACCTGGAAGACTACCTAATTTATACCTGCCTACTTCTTGCATTGGTTTAGTTAATACAATTTTCTCATATTTATTAGTTTGCATTTTCTGTAATGCTGCCAACAAAGAACAGAAACTTTTTCCACCGCCACTTGCTCCAGTTAAAACAACAACAGTTATATCTTCATTCATTAAAGCATCTAAAGCAAATACTTGTTCTTTATTTTTAGGAGCCATTCCATAAACACTTTTTCTATTCTTTATTAACTCTATGCAAGAATTATTATAATCTACTTTTCCTAAAGCAGACTTACTAGTTCCTTTTAATTCAAGATACATGTTTGGATAAAAATAAGATTGGTAAATAATAGGGATTTTATTTTCTAAGTAAATAGTATCTATAACGCTATCTGAAACAAATAAAGTTTTTTCACTTTGCAATAAAAATACTCCATCTCCTTTAGATATGCTTGCTTGCATATGAATATATTTTATCAGATAATCAAGAAATATCCCCCAAGTCAGTTTTACAATCAGGGCAGAATGAATAAAATTTATGCCCAATTCCATAACTTAATGTTTTTTTATTTAAATGTTTACAAGAACCATCTTCGACTTCAATATTTTCTTCTGTACTTAACAAAAGCGAACTTCTATGATAAGTCTCAATTTGTTCTTTAGGCACACTAGGAACTGTACAAAAATCTTCCATAAAATTATTATTCTCAAGATTTAAAAAATGATACTGTATTCTAAACGGTGAATAACTAACTTCGTTTACAGATATAATCCCTAAACTATAATTATCGTTATAAAAATAAGAATAATCTTTTTTAAATTCTGTAACTTTAAGTTTTTCAGGTAATCGATCTATAGGAAAATCTGGTTCTCCAAAGATTATATAATTATAATAAAATTTACCATTTAATCCACAAAGAAATCTAGTTGTTATTCTAGGAGGTTCATTATAAATTTTATAAATAAAAACTTCTCCTTCTGTTAATCCGCCGCTATTTATAGGGCTAATAGTTCTGATTTTAACAAAGTAGTCCCAATCTGTACTATAAAATACTAGACCAACAAATGGTTTAAATTTTGTTCTATCTACTTTCATTTTTCACTCTTCTTCTCCATCTAATTTATATGAGTCAGTAGTTCTAAAATGATTTTCTATCATTAAATTATTTATAGCATCTTGTAAACTAATTATTAATTTAGAATCAAAAGACAGTCTGTATGGGAATGGATTAGATTTTCCTTCTTCAAGAACTTTGCCTTCTCTATAATGATAAGGATATATATAAAAATCCATTACAGTTTCTTTAATAGTATTTACATAATGCATTAATACATTTATATCTAAACTTTTATCTAAAGAATCACCAATTACAATACTTTTAAAAGTTGGATAATCTTTAGGATGTATTTCTATATTAAGCAAAGTTTCAAGGAATTCGTCCTCATCAGTATTATATTTAAATGTTAAATCATTAATAATCTCACATTCTTTTTTTGATACTTCCATTCTAGTCTCCAATTTTTTCTCCTTTAAGCATTAACCTAGAAGCCCTTGATTTTAATCGAGGGAATGTTCGCCTCATTTTCTTTTCCTAAATTCTGCTATAAAATTATTTAAATTTACTTTTAAATTAATATTATCTTTATTTTTTATCAATTCATTTAAATATTCTTTGTTCTTTATATTGTCTGTAGAACAATTAATGTCTATTTTATTAATATCAATAACAATTTCTAGCATCTTAATAGGAATTATATTGATAATACTAAACTTATATATTCCTTCATCATCTTCATCGTCATTTTTAGTACATTCAACAAATCCAGAAAAGATCGCGGGTTTATTTACATTTATTAAATCTTTATACTTACTATAACTTTTATAATAAATAGAAGCTTGTATAGTATCTGTCTTATCTTCTAAAATAATATGCGCCATCTTCTGCTTTGATTTTTTAGAAGTAACTTCTTTAATCACTGAAGGAATAGATAAAATATTTAAATATCCTTTAGGTTCACTAGGTTCCTTTATTTTTTGAATAGAAGAAATTTTAGTTTTAAATGGTAGAGATTTTTTATCTATATAATCTAATGGATGTCCACTAAAATAATAACCAAGTAATTCTTTTTCGTTTGTTAATATAGTTAATATATCTAGCTCAGGAAGAAATTTAACTTCTGGTTCTATTACTTCCATTGGCTTAACAGGAAGTTTAAAAGACTTAATTGAACATTTCTTTATTCGTTTAGTTGCTATTAGATTAGATAAAATTGCTTGGTCAGAATTCCATTTTTCTATTTCTTCTTCTCTCTCATTATAAGATTTAAATTTATCAATATAAGTTTCTAACTTAGATAAATATTTCTTTTGTTCTTCTTTGTACTCTAATAATTGTTCAACATAATTTAATAAAGAACTTCTTGTATAACCAAAATCATCAAATGCTCCAGACAAAACTAAACATTCTAATTTCCTTTTATTGATTTTAGTTAAATTAACTCTATTACAAAAATCTTTTATGTTTTTAAATTCGCCGTTATTATCTCTTTCGCTAATAACTTCTTTAATTGAATTACCTACATTAGTAATAGCAATTAATCCAAACTTAATTTCTTTATTTTTAGATATAGTAAAGTCAAGATTAGATTTATTAATAGATGGCGGTTTTATTTCTATAAAATTTTCTTTACAATTATTTATATACTTAATTACTTTATCTTGTTCATTACTATCAACCATTAAACAACTACATAAATATTCAGTAGGATAATATGTCTTCAAATATGCAGTTACATAAGTTAACATTGAATATGCATATGCATGAGCAGCATTAAACATATAAGCCGCATTACCTTTAATTTGATTCCATAAAATATTTCCTACATTCTCAGTATAACCTTTAGAAACAACACCAGAAATAAATTTAATCTCATGTTTATCCATAAGTTCAGGTTTCTTTTTAGCACAAGCTTTTCTTAAACTATCACTCTCTGCCATTGTATAACCAGCAATATCCCTTGCTATAGTCATAATTTGTTCTTGATAAGCCATAATAGAATAAGTTTTACTTAATATATCTTTTAACTCAGGAACTAAATATTCGGCGGGCTTTACTTTATTTTTTACTGCAACACATTCATCTAGCATTCCTGAAGATATAGGGCCTGGACGAAATAAAGATACTAATAAAGCTAAGTCATCTATATTTTCTGGCTTAAATTTAACTAATAAATCTTTAATTCCTTGAGAAGTTTCTAATTGAAATATGCCTAAACAATCTCCAGTATGTAATTTATTATATACATTGACATCATTAGGTTCTAACTCATATATATTTATATTATCTTTAATTAAACTTAAACAAGTTTGAATTGTAGTTAATGTTTTTAACCCCAATATATCAAACTTAATAAAACCTAATTCTTCTATAGAGTTCATATCTAATTGAGAAGTTGGCTGATTATCTACTCCGCTAAATAATGGAATATATTTACTTACTTTATCTGAAGTAACAATTCTGCCGCCAGCATGTGTTCCAAAAGATTTAAAACTATTTTCAAACTTCTCTGCCCAATATAATATCTTTCCTTCTATTAAATTATTAGAATCTTCTCTCCACTCTTTAAGTTGCGGGACTTTATCATAACATTGAATAATAGGAATTGGTTTTCCATCTATTGGATCTAATAATAATTTACTAATCTTATCTCCAATATCATAAGTAAATCCAAGAACTCTTGCTGCGTCTCTAACTGCAGCTTTAGATTTTAAACTACCTAATGTACCAATTGAACATACATTATCTTTCCCATATTTAAAAATAATATATTCTAATATTTTATGTCTATCTTTATCAGATACATCATAATCAATATCACATGGAGAAACTCTATTAGCATCTAAAAATCTTTCAAATACCAAGAAGTCTTTATACTTCATTGGATCTATATAAGTAATACCTAATAAATAACAAGCAAGACTTGCTGCTGCTGAACCGCGGCCAAACCCTACTAATATATTATTCTCTCTAGCATAATTAATATAATCTGCAACTATTAAAATATAATTAAGGAAACTTAATTTATCAATAACATCTATTTCATGATCTAACCTGTCTTTATATTCTTGAAGATGATCTAAATTCTTATTCCTTAAAGCTTTATAACATCTAAATTTAAAATATTCTAATAACATTTCATTTTAAGTAATCCTAAACATCAAAAGAATTTGGGTGGAACATCATGTCATCACTAATTATTATTAATACTCCCTGTTGATATAATGGCAAATCAATTACATCTGGAGAACTGTTTTTAATAGAGACTAAAATATGAAAACCTAAGTCTTTCAAATACATAAGATCAGCACTTCTCCACCAACTTTCTTCCTGATATTTTTCTCTAATTTCTTTGAGAACTTTAAAACCAGTTTCATATGTCATCTCAGTCATGATAAATTCCTTAATTAAAAATACAGTCCATCAACAAGTCAATTTCATCTCTGTCGTCTTTTGTTTTAACTGGTTCTTCTTCTTTAACTTCTCTAGAAGGCATCCAATTTTCTCTAGATATACGATTCTCTCTAGATATATAATTCTCGCCAGATACTATATAGATAGCAACTTCTTGCAAAGGCATAATAGTTTCTTGTAAAGGCACAATAAGTGAG